GGTTGCTATTCCGTCAGACGTTTCCTCTCGGAATACGTGCGCCGCAGTTCTGGCGTCTACTGTTCAAGTTTACAACAGCTCATTAGTAACCAACTAACATTTGCCTCTAATCGGGTGAGGTCCCAGCTTTTTAAGATCAGTTTTCCATCTTCCACCAACTTACCGTGTTGGTAACGTCTTTGTCAAACCGGTTGTGTCCGGTTGAGAGAGGGGACATTGGATCCCCAAAACCCTCAAACATATGCGCGTTATTACTTCCTGCTCGCACCCATTCATCAGAATATCTCAGGTTGACTAGACCTAGGCCTTGTTGCCGAAAGCAGGCTTCATCCGAATTACACAAACATCCACACTGGCCATGTTTGGTTCGCAAACCTAGGCTACTTACATGTAGGGCTCTTTCTATTCGTCTATCCTGTCTAATATCGACTCAGGTAATCTGGCTTATACCGGTATTCCAGCGGTTATTCTGTTGGTTAGAATGTGGCTATGGTGCATCTTCTCGGTCATGTTATTTTACCTCCGTTGTTGTTTATTTTGTTTTTATATATATTTAGGTGTGTGATCTGGTTTCCTTTGCTGGTTGATCGAACCACATTTGTTTCGGCGGTGTCTGTCCGCCATCACTATTTCTTGGGTTGTTTCCCGGAGATTTTTCGTTGAATCCAATCCTCTCTGCTTACTACCTCACTTGCTGCTATTAATTTACGTTTATCAGGGCTCTGTAGACGACGTGATATTTCAAATTGGTCTGTTCGTGCTAATCCAATTAATGGCAACATCAAAGCCTCCGCGTAAGGAGACAAAGACATTGCAATATCACCAAACCAAGTGGTTAGATCACCAGCTCCGACTGCTATAGCATCAAATACTAAACTATCGCCTGCATCTGCAACGACTTCCAAAAAGTATTTCCACTTATTATCGAAAAGTATATAATCAGCAGCCATTCCGCCTAATCTTGCTAATTTTGTGATCCACCCATCAGTGGGTTCCGTAGTTGCCTCCAATTGTAAGTGTGTTAAATCATCATCGGCATAACCTGTTTGTTCAAAGTTTATGATACCGGTAAACGGTTCATTAAACGTAATTGCAGTTTGTCCTTGTCCATCATCTGCTGTTACAAAGTTCACTGAGCTACCTGGCACTAACGTTGGTGGATTATGTGTACCTATTGCACCTAATATGTTGTTATAATTGGCTGGGACCCTTAGGGTCTCTGATACATCCGGCTCTTGTTTGTGAAAAGCTGGTACCATCAGGGTAACGTCGTAAGTTACCCAAACCTCACCATAGGACTTGGTGACTGGTTCTGGTACATCCGTTAGTGCTACGAACACCGTGCCAACATCATAGAGTTTTAAATCTTCAGTGAAACCCGCTCGTGTCGAGTGTCTGACAAACAAATGGTCATCATAACTCAACTCTTTTCGATTCAATGGCATGGAAGACTTCATCCACACGGCTGAACGAGTAGCACCTAGACTGTTGAGCATACTGCTCTTAGATATAGGTGGCTCGTCAGCGGGGTCATAGTCAACCTGCATAATCACAGCTCCACTCTCCAATGTGCTAACAAATGGTTCATAAGAAATTGTCATGCTATTTACACAGTAACGTTCATATCCATTAGCAAGTTTTGACAGCCACGGAAACATTTCTGTGTCTCCTGCATTGATGCCAAGCTCCAAAACTCCATTTTGAATTGTGTAATCTGACGTAATATTCTTTATGAATTCACGGTGTCGAACTCGTGTTGCTCCAGCTCCTGCTGGTGTTGTCTGGGGCCTGCCCCCAGACGTTCTCAACCCTGTTGCTACAGGTGTAGAAACTCGTTGAGATCTATTTGTATTTCTTTTATTTCTTGTGTTTTTAGTAAGGCTAAAATTTAACAAGCAAAGATACCTTAGTCTATTGCTCGCGATTACCCTCCAGCCCAAACCTACTGCTATTTCTCAACAGCTTAAGGCGGCACTCGGGCTGGCCCCCTGCGCTAAATAGCGCTCCGCCTTTCGTGTTAGGCGTTTAGATGTTGCTAAGGGTACATTGCAACTTCTATCCGTAATCGCTAACACCAGGACATTAATGCCCATGTGCGCTCAACCTCGTAAGGTCCAAACGTCTTCCTGTTTGGCTAATCTACCTCATCACGGTGGGTTGCCGGGTTTTCCAATGCTCCCAGTTTTCCTTCTGGGGGACTACTAAGCCGTCTCTGGCTCCTTTTTCTCTTGGCTTTTGCCCAAGTGTCGTTGAGTTCACGACAAACGCTTATATTCTTGCTCTGGTTCAACTAAATACTGAACAGAATCAATGTTTCTTTCCGGATCAATTACAGGTTTTGACCACAATGGATCGGCTAAGCACTGGTAGTAATTTTCAACCAGTTTTTGCTCTGACGGTGTAATGTCATGAGCAAAGTAAAAACTTATCCTCTCCTTCATAGTCGGTTCCCGTTGCTTATAGGTCATACCATTTATCAGTTCCTGACGATACTTATAGTAATGATCGCCCATACAAGGAACCCATGGTGTGGCTCCTCTGCCCATCCAGGTATAAAATTGTTGGAATAAGGGTGTTCCGCTG